CTATTGTCTCAGAAAGTCCACAACTTTTTAGTAGAGGTGATAAAGCACTTGCAGTACCTGCTGCACCTGATCCTGACAACTCAGCACCAAAAGATACTGCTACACGTTTGTTAGCAAGTAATGTGCCTTGTGTACTGTTACCTAAAAATCCTTGGAATGTAGGTGCTTGTACGTTATCAGATTCGATTGGTGTTACTTCTATATCAGTAACTTGAATAGCATTAGAACCAGCTACAGGAGATGGATTACTCCCATAAGATGATTCAATCTTTGCTAGTAGTTTTGTCGTTCTTGTTAGAGCCATTGTCAGAGGAGGAATCGGTTTCTGGAACTAGTGTACTCTTTCCTGTTTCTGGATCGAACATATATGTTCCACCTTCACCAGGATTAGGCACTTCTGTATTTAGTTTAGCCATGAAATCATGCAGCAGTTAAATCAGATCTACTTGTACGATAACGCACAATGAAATCTTGACTAATTATACCAAGAGGTACATCAGCCTCAACCAAACTAAATTCAGTACGATCTGGCGTTAGATCCAGAGCATACGAATTTATAGTCTGATCTGCCATTAATCTTAGATGAACTTGCTGCGTATAAGTATCAGAATCATCATCAGGTACGGCAGCCCTAACAATTGTTGATACTCTAACTCTCATTGACCAATCAAGCTTGTCAAAAAAATTTGTATCTGTAGGATTATCATCTATCGGCTCGATAATTATTGCAGGTGCTTCTCCTCTTGCTAATGGTTCTACTCTAGATCTGTAAACAGTAGCATTAGTAATAGCATCTAAGTTAGTTTTCATTCTTGCTAATATTAGCTCTCGTCTTGTATCTGCCATTATACTTTGCTCAGTAATAGTGTCGTAAAACTGCCATCATCTATAAGCAGATTTTCTCTAACAGTGTAATTTGTAGAATCTACAGATATTGCTGTACCACGTGATGCAGATGTAACATCAGTTGTCTTTGATGTTAATAAATATTCAACAGATGTAGCAAGACCACCACCAATTACATCTGTAGGTTTATCTAAAATTCCTTTAAACGCAGTGCCACTACCGATCTGACAACTTACACCAAAGTCGTTTAGATATACGTTCAAGGTGTCAGCATCTTCAGTTAGTGCCATTT